ATGGATATTCAAAACATCCAATCGGCGGCAATCAAAGCAATCAATAGCATTCGTAATCGAGGTTTAGAGGTGGATGTCATTCAGTTTAGGGGTGATGTATGGGATGCGATTGTTGAGGATAACAAGCGTATCGGTTTCCGGAACGAGTCTAACCCGGAATTCGCAGGGTGTAAAGCTGAAAGACAGGAGTCGTTAACGCTGGCATTTCGAATCACAGCAGTTGGGACACATAAAGACGCAATTCGTGAACTTGATATCGTTGATGGAACGAATGATCTTTATTCACTCGTTACACCAAAAGGAGCGGCGCTCGGGTGGAATCGAAAAATGGCGACAGGCTTGAGATTTGAAACTCAGTGGATGAATTGAAAAAGATTTTTAAAATGGGGGAGAAATCATGAAAAAACTATTCAAATCAATCATTCTATCAGCAGCATTACTTATGGGAGCGGCGGCCGTTGCGCCGTCTGCTTCCGCAGCATGGTCCGGCTGGCAAAATGAATCTGGGTACAGCGGTCGGGTGTTTACGGACGCCACGACATACACGGCCGGTGCCTCAACGGTGGACTGGAAAGCCGAGAAGAAAGGCTCCAGCACACTTTATTACACGGCAGGCGTTTACAAGAAGCGCAGCGGCGGCGGGCTGACTGATACGAATTTAGTTCAGCGGGGCAGCTTCAAGTCGTCAACGCCTTTGAAATCATTCAACGTGAAAACGATTCGGAATAAGACTGGAAATGGAACCTATGTCATCCAGCTGGACTGCTACTCTGATTCCGGCAAGCGGAACTATATCGGAACATTTGAATCAGCTAAATTTTATGTGAAGTAATCAAAAATCAATATGTCCAAGACGGAGAGCCTGCGGACACTGATCATTGCACGGAATCACTGTGCTCTGATTGGTGTCCGTTTTTTATTTGAGTGGAGGGATGACATGAAGCAGAAAAAGAAAAAGCCCAATAAAAACGCTCAGGAGCGATCAGAGCACTTTTGGCGGCAAATGATGGGACAAGACAGGCAAACACTAAAGAGAGGCAAAGGCGGGGCGTTAAAGCGTAAATAAGAGGGGGATCATTGTGAGAGATTTACTTTTCAGCTATAAAAGTACACTAAAACAAACAAAAGCAATGTATAAGCCACTTGCGGAAGCAAATGAAAGCGACCTTTCTGCTGCTGGTATAAGAGATAAAAAGAATCTCAGAAATATGATTTCTGATCTCCAATGGACAATCGACTGGCTTGAAAGTGGGAGGCAACCCGTGTCACGTCGCTCAATAGATCGCAGAGTCTCATATCAAAGGACTATGTTCATTGATCCTAAGATAATGGAAGTCTTCTCAAATGATTTTTCTATTCTGCCAGAGCAAACCGGATCAGTTACAGAGGAAGAGCAGAAAATAATTAATGATTGTCTCGGCAAACTTACGAATCGCGAAAAGGAAATTTTTCTTTTGCATATTGTAGAAGGTTTTTCTTATGAACGTGTTAGCGCACTGCTCGGTATTGCAAAAAGCACTGTTCAAACAACGATTAACCGTTCACGAATGAAGATTGCAAGATACATTAATTCAAATATTAAAGGTGCATAGGGGGAAAAGAAATGAATCAAATGGCACTGAACATACCTCAAATTGACGAAGAAGCAACGAGAATAAAAGCAGAAAAGCTGCTCGAACAATATCGCATGTACTTGTTACAAGTGCCGGAGGATTTTTTGCCGAAAGTGACGGCAACATACAGTCTTGTTCCGCCCAGCTTTTCGAATGAATTTCATTCCTCCACAGAAGACGCAGCATTAAAACGCATGGATTGGGAGATTGAAAGAGACCGTTTTTTAAAGAGAATACAAAGAGCGGTGAACCGGCTTTCCCAAAAGGAGCGGCAAATTCTCGTCATGCTCTACATGCAGAATGAAGAGATGTATGATTATGAAGTCTATGCAGAAATGAGAATCAGCCAGCGTAGCTACTACCGGACGAAAGCAAAAGCATTTTACCGGCTGGCCTTTGCTCTTCGCGTGGAAGTCTATAAGGACGGGGGCGCGCCGGAATGAATTTTGTTCAGCCGATAAGGGACCCGGAATGCATTTTCTATATCAAACGGTTTTTAAAAGAACAGAGCGAGCGGAATTACATGCTATTTGTCACCGGGATAAATTCAGGTCTCCGCATATCAGATATATTGGAACTGAGAGTAAGGGACGCCAAACGGCCGTATTTTAACCTTATAGAGAAGAAAACCAAAAAGAAAAAGAGAATTGAAATGACGCCGGAACTTCAAAGAGAATTAAAGGCATATATTGAGGGGAAAGAAGATCATGAATATCTTTTCAAAAGCCGCGAAGGGATCAACAAGCCCATTTCCCGGTCGATGGCTTATAAGATTCTGAGGGCTGCTGCTGAGTATGTCAATTTGGATGATATAGGCACGCACACGCTGAGAAAAACATTCGGATACCATTTTTACAAGCAAACAAAAGACGTTGCCATGCTGCAGGAGATTTTTAATCACTCAGATCAGCGGACAACCCTTCGATACATTGGGATCAATCAGGATGCCATGAACAACGCCATGAAGAAATTCAAGATATAAGCAGGCTCATCTCATAAACAAGATGAGTCTTTTTTTTGCATATTTTTATTGATTCCCTTCAAAAAGCTAACGTGGAATTCATTTTAGGGATATTGCTTGAAAACAAGGGCGGCAAGGGCTGACGGCACTTCGGGCAGTTGCACAGTATATAACATATGGGTAATTCGTGGATAATGTGGATATGTTATACTGATGAAAAAAAGGGGAGCTTTTATTGAGTGACGAAGTAAAGGTATTAGTTCAGAGATTACAGGACTTGGATCAGGGGTTAAGAGATGAATTCAACGGTTATAAGGACTTGAAAAAGAAAATTGTAGAAAATGATTATGTGGAAATGTTTAGTGAAGTCTCTCCAATGTTGAAGTTTGCGAAAAACATATTCGACTTTGCCCAAGAAATAAAGTTCAATATGTTTTTGAAAGGTTTTAACGAGGAAGAAATGCCTTTAGATCAGCAGATTCAAAAGCTCAGAAAATATATAGATAATCCAACAAGAGCAGAATTTATTGCTAATACAATTAATAAAATTTTAGCTGCAAACTCTAGTGAAGCATGTTTAATTATAGGGACAATTTTAAATTCAGTTGTAATTGAAAATAAGGATATAGAGCATGAAAAGTTAGTTGTAATTAACGCTTTAGCCTCTTTTTTTAATCATGACATTCAGAACTATAGAAAAATTTTAGACTATATTAATCTTAAGTCGGAAAAAATGGGTAGAAATATTATCAAAAAAGATCCTAAAGTCATTTACCACAGTGATGTATGGGGACAGTGCAACAAACAAAAAATACAAGCGGAGAGTATGTATCTTACATTGGACAAATGTGTTTCATTTCAAATTGTAAACAGGGAATATGAAACACGGACAGATTCTTCAATAGATATAGACTTTGAATCTGTTGATGTAGCAACAGAACTTGACGAATTTTATGTAATTTCTTCTGCCGGTTTTACATTATACAAATTTATAAAGAGGTTAAGTGAAGTTTAAGATGGCAGACAAATGGCAGACAAATGGCAGAATAACGGCAGAAAGATGGCACACCATTTTGTTTTAGATAAGGTATTATGGTAATAGGTAATAAATCAAGGGAGCGGCACTGCTGATGAGCGGGGTCGCTTTTTTATGTTCTCTGTAAACTGCGTCCGGTAAATCTCAGGATAGACAATCGGCGGTTAACGGCTTGAGTGCGGGGGCAGTTTAGAAAGAATATACCAAGCGCTTTCCCAAGGGGGAGGGCGCTTTTTCTATTGGAGGGATTAACCATGTCCGAAGACGATTTATATGTCGATCAATTTAAAGCGTGGCGCACTGAACAAGAACTTCTTTTGAAACAGATTAATTATGACATTGAAATCAGTCAAAGGAAAATCGAATTGAACGAGAAACAAAAGCAGTTGCACCTGCAACGCGTCAATATAGGAATTCAGGAATTCAATAATTGGGCAACAACTTCTAATCGTGACGAAAGACTGGAGTTGCTGAAGGAGGTCCAAACAGGTGCTGCTACTGAAACACTTTTTTGTGATGGTCAAGAATTCGCAACCATACATAGAAAGAATATGAAGGAGGATGAATAGTATGAAAACTGGTGGCAAGCATAAAACGCCAATGCTACAGATCGAGCTTGATGACCTTACTTCCGTTCCGCGTGTTTTATATAAAGGCGAAGAAATAAAGAATAAAGTCCGTGTGGATTTCTCTTATCTTACTGGGGATGAGTACGGGCTCAAACCGATTTATATTGACATTGTTGCTCATAGAGAAGATGGATCAGTAAGAGCAATTAGCCATAACCTAGGTGCAATAAGCATAAATGAAAAAAGGCTCAAGTAATGTTTTCTTTCTATTAAATCATTGAGGAGGAATAACAATGAATATAAAGGTTACAAAGGATAAGGCATCATGCCTCTTAAGCCTCTAAGGATATGCGCTGCCCGCGGGTGTTCCAGCCTCACCCGTGACCGGTATTGTGATACACACAAGACACAACGACAAGAAGAAACGAAACATTACAACAAACATTCAAGAAACAAAACAATAACAAGTTTTTATAAATCAACTGAATGGAAACGAACAAGACAACTTGCTTTGATACGAGACAATTATCTCTGTCAGCATTGTTTGAAAGATCATTGCTTCACTCCGGCTGACATGGTGCATCATATTGTGGAAGTAAAGGAAGATTGGTCGAAACGATTGGACATAAAGAACCTTAAAAGCTTGTGTAACGCCTGTCACAACAAGGCTCACGGCAGTAAGAGCAAGTGACCCTCCCCCCTAACAAATCTCTTGAAGGGAAACGAACGGAGAACGGCGATCCCCCTTCTGCAAACAAACACCGCTTTTCAAAGTTCCGAAAACAGCAGAAAGCCCCCTCGGCAAATTTGCCGAGAGGGCTTGGTGCGACTGGTTTTATTGTTGATTTCATCGTATCACGATTGGCGAAAAAAACAAGCAGAAAATGCAACTTTTTTGACAAGAAATGAGGTGAGTATATGCCGAGGCCTGCAAAATCAGCGACGCTTCAATTGATACAAGGCAACCCAAATAAAAAGAATACGGAAGAGCTGGCCGCCCGGGCAGAGCACGAGAAAAAGTTGAAAATGCGATCCGATAATATAAAACCGCCAACGTGGTTGGATAAAGTCGGAAAAAAAGAATTCAAACGAGTTGCTGCTTTACTGGCTGAGGTCGAGATCATCACGGAAGCGGACACCAGCATGTTGGCCGCCTACTGCAACGCCTACTCTCAGTATATTTCTATATCAAAAGTGATTGAAGAAGACGGGATTATGGTCCATACAGAAGGCGAGGATGAAGAGGGCAATCCTATCAAGTTAATAGGGGAAGAACATCCTTTATTAAAGCGGCAAAAAAACTATTATGATCAGATGAAATCGGCCGCTAATGACTTCGGCCTGACTCCGTCTGCCCGGGCAAAGCTTGCTATCACTCGTACACAGGAAGAACGAGAGAAAACAGCTGCAGAAAAGGAGTTTAAAAATGTATGAAGACAATCAAACAGTTTCTACTTGATTACTCGCGCGATGTGATATCGGGTGAGATTGTGGCATGCGAAAAACACATATGGGCTTGCCAGCGTTTTTTAGAAGATATTAAAAAAGAGGCGACCGAAAATTTCCCTTATTACTTTGATGACGAAAAAGCGCGCCGGTTCCTATACTGGATGACTCAGTTCAAGCATACAAAAGGTCCTCTTGCTGGGGAAAACATCGTACCAGAACCAATCCAGATTTTTATTTTCGGCAATGTATATGGCTGGATTCATAAGGACACTGGCTACCGTAGGTTCACAAAAGTCTATTGGCAAGTCGGCCGTAAGAATGCAAAAACACAGAGCTTGGCTTGCGTTGCTTCATATGAGGCTATGGCCAACGGTGAAAATATGTCAGAGGTTTACATTGGTGCTACAAAAACAGAGCAGGCTCAGATTTGTTGGAAAGAAATAAAAGCTCAAATTGAAGGCTGTGACCTTCTTAATAATCCTAAGAAATATAATATTGCCTATAGCACTATCCAACATCCAAAAACAAATTCAACTATTAAAGCATTGTCTAAGGATGCTGGGAAAACAGGGGATGGTTTTAACCCTCAATGTGGAATTATTGATGAATATCATGCCCATAAAACTTCAGAGATTTATGACATTCTTGACTCAGGTATGGGCGCCAGAACACAGCCTTTAATGGTAATCATCACAACAGCTGGACATGAGTTAAACAATCCTGCTTATAGGGTTGAATATGATTATGTATCGCGTCTTCTGGACCCAAACAAAGTAGAGACAAATGAACAGTATTTTGTCATGGTGAATGAATTAGACAAAGATGATGACATAAAAGATGAGAGAAATTGGATAAAAGCCAATCCGATATTAGCCTCCCATGAAGTTGGGAAAAAATATTTACGAGAACGCCTTGAGATGGCACTTGCTATTCCTGAAAAAATGCGTGATTACCTCACAAAAAATATGGATGTATGGGTAAACATGCGGGATGGTGGCTACATGGATATGCAGGCATGGACAGACTGCGGATCTGATCAACTTCCAGACTTGAAAAACCGAGAGTGCTATGTCGGTATTGACTTATCAAAAACAATCGACTTAACCGCAGCATCTTTTGTTTTTCCTTTGGATGATGGGCGGGTTGCTGTGGAAAGCCACAGTTTTATGCCGGAAGATACTTTTTTTGAGCGAATGAAAACCGACAACGTCCCGTATGACACATGGAAAGATAGGGGATGGCTTACGACAACTGACGGGGCTGTTGTTGATTATGATTACATCAGGGCTTACATCAAAAAGATGGAGCAGGAAAACGGCTGGCGTATCAAAGAAATTGGATATGATCCATACAATGCGACGCAGTTTGCTCAGCAGATGGAGGCGGACGGATATGTAATGATTGAAATTCGTCAGGGTGTTGCTACTCTATCGGAACCAACTAAAGGCTTCAGAGCTAAGGTGAAATCAAAAAAAGTCATTCATCCGAAAAATTCACTGCTAACTTGGGCGATGGGGAACGCAGTAACCAAAGTGGATGCTCAAGAGAATATCATGCTGGATAAATCCAAATCAACACAACGGATTGATCCTGTAGCGGCATTGATTAATGCTTATGTACGAGCTTCTCAAACTGATAATGAAGTAGACCTGAACTCATATATCAAATCAGCGTCATTCTCTTTCTAAGGGCGGTGTAAACGTGAAAAAAATATTCGCATTCATGCTGCTTCTGTTAAACGATTTTCTTTTTATCACAGGTGCAGCATTTATAGCGTGCGCCGCATATCGCTTGCATACAAACATCGGTCTTTTGACGACGGGTGTCTTTTTTATATTTTATGCGGTGTTAATTAGCAAAAAAAGGGGGTGATTGATTGTTTTTGGAAGGGCTGTTTTCAAAAAGATCAAATGAATCAGAGACTTGGAATCTTGCGAACCCTCCTGAATGGATCATTGATATGTTCGGCGGCTCAAAGACGGCCAGCGGTGAACGTGTGAGCGAATCAACCGCCTTAATTCATCCTGATGTCTATTCATGTGTGAATGTATTGTCTGATGACATTGCTAAGCTTTCGGTCCATACGTTCAAAAGTCGCCAAGGTGATATTATGAGCAGCATGAAACATCCTGTTGCTCAATTACTCTATTTGAAACCTAATCGTTACATGACGGCTTTCACATGGAAAAAGCTAATGATGATTCATGTCTGTCTTTGGGGAAATGCCTACTCTTATATCAAAGTGGATAAAACAGGTAAAATCATAGCCTTATTACCGTTAAATCCAGCCAATACACAGGCCTATGTAAATCCGAACAACGGTCTACTGTGGTATGAAACGGTCATTAATTCAAAAAGTGTTGAATTGTATGCGGATGAGGTCCTGCATTTCAAGGGTATGACAGAAGACGGGATTAACGGGAAAAGTCCGATAGGCGTCATAAGGGAACATATCGGTGCTCAGTCTGCTGCAACCAAATTTAATGCGAAATTGTATAAAAATGATGCTACTCCCCGGGGAATATTGAAAGTCCCAACCTTAATTGATGAAGACGCAAAAAATCGGGCTAGAGATGAATGGGAAAAAGTCAATGCGGGCCGCAACATCGCAATTATTGATGCCGGTCTTTCATATGAATCAATTTCAATGCCTTTACAAGAAGCGCAATTTGTGGAGTCGATGAAATTCAACAAAGCACAAATTGCGTCTATCTATAAAGTCCCTCTGCACAAAATTAATGAACTGGATCGGGCTACTTTCAACAATATTGAGCACCAGTCCATTGAGTATGTGAAAAATACGCTGCATCCTTGGCTGGTATCCTTTGAACAGGAAATCATCACAAAGCTTTTTACTGATGGTGAAATAAATGAAGGATTTTACATCAAATTCAATGTAAACAGCGAGCTGCGCGGTGATGCAAAATCAAGGGCCGAGTATTACGAAATTATGGAACGGATCGGCGCCTTAAATATCAATGAAATTCGTGCACTGGAAGAGAAAAATGCGATTGAACACGGTGATAGGCACCTTGTGTCGCTTAACTATACCTTCCTTGACTCATTGGAGCAGTATCAAATGAACAAAGCTGGCTCAAGTAAAGGAGGTGATGGCAAACATGAGCAAGGAAGTACGTCATCTGACAACGAAAATTGAGTTGCGCTCTGCCGGTGAAGGCGAAGAAAAAAGGCATTTTATTGAGGGGTACGCTTTGAAATTCGAAAAATGGTCCGAGCCGTTGGGAGGATGGTTTAAAGAAATCATCAGCCGGAATGCCCTGGATTCCGCAGACCTTTCTAACGTAGTCGCTCTTTTTAACCACCGTCAGGATTATCCCTTAGCGAGAAATACCGTTTCTGAGGACGTAGGGAGGCTGGAGCTAGAAACAGACGCAATAGGTCTCAAGTTTCGTTTTATCCCTACAGACACGTCATACGCGAAAGATTTAATGGTGAATGTTAGAAGCGGAGTCGTTAATCAGTGTTCTTTTGCTTTTTCTTTGGATTACAGTCAAGGAGATCCGGACGAATGGCGACATAATGATGAAGAGGACATTTATGAACGCCGCATCAATAATATCGAACGTATCTTTGACATTTCTCTCGTAACGACGCCTGCTTATAGCGATACGGAGGCAGTGATTGGTGAACGCAGTTTAGAAAAAGCGGAGCAGTTAAAAGAAATGCGGACTGCCCCAATTGAAAAATTAAAAATGGAACTTGAGCTTTTAGACCTCACATTGTAGGTCTATTTTTATGCTCAAATATAAGGAGGATACCTGAATGCCAGTAGCAATGACAAAAAAAGAACGTGAATTAAGACAAAAATTCACACAGAAAAAACAAGAGGCATCCAATCTTTTGGATGAAGGAAAGTCCGAAGAAGCCCGCAGCATGCTTGATGAAGCGAAGGCGCTGCAAAGACAAATCGAACTGATGTCAGAAGAACGCGACTTGGAACTGCCGGCTTTGGATGAAGAGCGAAACTTTGTACCGGAACTTGAACGAAAACCTGATGAGGAACCGGAACAGCGCGACATCTTAACAGCCACAAATGAGTACCGGGATGCTTGGTTTAAAGTGTTAACCGGACGCAGTCATGACCTCGGAGAAGAAGAAAGAAGTATGATGCAGCGTGTTCTGAAGGAAAATCGCTCGTTGTCTTCTGGAAGTGATAAAGACGGCGGGTATACTGTTCCGGACGATATTTCAAAAGAGATTTTGAAATCCATCAAGGAATTAAATTCCGTTCGGAATCTGGTTCGCGTTGTGCCTAAAACTGCTCCATCAGGGAGTTATACAGTCCGAAAAGGTGTAGCCGGAAAACTCTATAATACAGCCGAGAAAGAACAAATTAAAGAACTAAAAAACATGGAATTTGAACAAATCTGGTACAACGTTAAAAAGTTCGCCGGATTTTTGCCTGTTTCTAGCGAGCTATTAAATGATTCTTTTGTAAACTTTGTTCGTGAAATCGTAGACTGGCTCTCTGAATCCGCTGTAGTGACAGAAAATGATGAAGTCTTTTATGGAAAAGGTGGGGAGACGAATGTTGAAGGCATCATTACCAGCGACAAATACAAAACGCTTAAAGCGCCATCTGTAATTACGATTAAATTTCTACGCAAGGTTAAAAACCAGATTAAACGCGGATATCGTAAAAATGCAAAGTGGGTTATGAATACTGAAGCGTTTGAAACTCTGGCAAATATTGAAGATAAAAACGGCAGAGGCATCTTAGCTCAAGATCCTAGGGACGAAGACAGCTTCCTTTTGTTCGGACGTCCGGTTGAAGTTTATGACGAAATTGTAACTGACGACAAGACACAAAAGACTCATATTCTTTTCGGTGATTTTGAAAGTGCATATTTCATGTTTGACCGTCAAAAATTCGAAATCAAATCTACAGATGTAGGCGGAGACGCTTTTCTTACGGATCAGACATATTTCCGCGGCATTGAACGTTTCGACGGAAAAGTAGTAGATCCGGAAGCAGCCGTCATTGTCACTGATCTTGTCGTCGGGGAAGACGCAAAGGTAGAAACGCCTGAACAGTCTGCTGATCTTGGAAAGTAAAAATAAAAATTGAAAGGATTGATCGACATGGCGAAATTAGACAATATTCTGAACGAAAGTAACGGTGTATTAACTTCTGCGAGGGACAACGGTAAAGGAGTGCCGATCACTGACATTTCGGTTGCTGATAACAGCGAAGAAAATCCTCTCTACGTAAAAGGCCTAAAGGGTGATCCGGGTGAACCAGGACCACAAGGTGAACCGGGACCTCCAGGACCCCAAGGCGAGCCAGGCGAACCAGGACCACAAGGCGAACCGGGCGAGCCGGCAGTCATTGAAGAGGGTAGCATTGCACATGAAATGCTGGGCGAAAAATCAGTTCGCAGCAAAAATGTTGGGACTGGTAGCATCATGTTGGAGCACCTGAACAGTGAAGTAAAGGCTGTACTTGATGGTATGCAAAAACAAATTGATGAACTGAAACCCACCACTCCTGCAGAATGAAAGGCAGGTGATGCCAGATGACAGAAGCTGAAAAAATAGAATTAGAGAAAGTGAAAAAATTCCTCCGGGTCGATGGCGATCTGGAGGATGATTTAATTTTAGACTTTATCGCATCAGCAAAAGAACATATAACAGGTGCTACTGGCCTTACATTTCCGAATAACTCAGCACGAGCAGCTATGTGTGTAAAAGCTTTTGTGACGCATTGGTATGAAAACCGGGAGATTGCCGGCACGACATCCAATCTTGATGGGGTGCTGACTATGATGATCAATCAGTTGAAATATGCAGTTCCAGAGGTGAAGGCTAATGCTGAATGATATGCGGTATCGCATTCAATTTCAAAAAAAGAAGCCCGGCGGCCGTCTACCTGTGGAGGGAAATGATAAATGGGAAACAGTTATTGAATGCTGGGCAAAGGCGGAGGGCTTAAAGGGCCGGGAATATTATGCTGCAGCGGCCATACAAAAAGAAAAAACAGTTCAATTTACAATCCGGCACCGGGAAGATATCAATGAACATATGCGAATCGTCTTTCAGGGCGTTTCATATGAAATTGAGGCTATCTTACCGAATTATTCGCGACGGCATTTCATTACGATTAAAGCGAATGTGGTGAGCCGATGAACTTTGAATTGGAATTGAAAGGGTTTAGGGAGCTTGAATCTACTTTTGCTGATCTGGCCCGTAAGGATGAAAAGATTCATAAAGCAGCAGTGAAAGCCGGAGGGGCTGTTTTGGCTGCGGAAATTAATGAGGAAGCTCCACGCTCTTCCATTGGCGGAAGCCATCCGCACATTGACGATGATATTATAGTCGGCAGCCGTATCAGGCGGGACGAAGACGGAGAGATATACGCAGTTGTAGGCCCTACAAAAGATACAAAATTCCGTGTTCACTTGCCGGAATTCGGCACGCTCCATCAAGCTGCCAATCCATTTATTCACCGGAGTATGCTAAAGGCGAATGGCAAGATGCTTGATGCAATGGAAAAAGTCATAAAGGCGGGATACAAGCTGTGAATCTTATCGAACGGGCTGCACAATTGAAAAACAGTTTATTTGAAGCGCTGGAAGCTCATCCGGCGCTTTTATCATTGGTTGACCCCGGCAATATCTATGAATTGGCAGTGCCGGAGGGGATAAAAAGCCAGCCGCCTTATATTGTCGTACAAGAATTAGATTATCGAACAACCAAATGGGCAGACGGTAAGCCCATCCAGGACAGCACGCTATATCAGATTGATGTGTACCACAATCAGTCTTGTGAATCCGTAATGGCTGCTGTCGTTGATGTAATGGGAACTTTTGATTTCCAGACTTATGGTCCTATTAATGAGTTTTTACAATCTGAGCGCCTCATTCGAAAAGGTTATCGATTCGAGGCCAATATTTTATTATAATTGGAGGTTTTATCATGCCCGAATACAGTTCTATGGTGGGATTGGAAGGCGTTAAGTATTCACCATTAATCAAAAAAGAAGGCTTGTGGATCGCCAGCAAGATCATTGATTATCCACATGCTATCAACGCAAAGATGGCAACCGATTCATCTACAGAAAAACAGTACGCAGATAACAAAGTAGCTGATTTAGCTGTCTCGACTGGCTCAACGAAACTCGACTTAGAAATGCGAGACGTACCGCCGGAACACCTTGTCAATTTATTTGGGATAGAGGAAACCAAAGACGGTCTATATCTTTTCAAGAAAAACGTTACTCCACCGTGGATCGCGATTACCTTCTTTGGTGTCAAAGCAAACGGAAAAAAACGTCATGTAGGCTTAGTTCAAGGTCGATTCACTTTGCCGGATGATGACTGGAGTACAAAAAAAGAAAAAATAGACTTCCAGACCTCTAAATTGTCCGCGGAGTTTCTTGAAAGAGAGCAGGATGACGTGTATAAAATCATCGCAGATGAAGACGCGCCTAATTTCGATTTAGACAAGTTTTATGAAAAGGTATACGGCAACGCCTACACTTCATCTAAAGATGAACCCAAAGCAAGTAAAAGTACTGATCTTGGCGCTTAAAAAGGGAAGCAGAGTGCTTCCTTTTTAATTTCTATAACAATTAAAAGGAGGAGTCGACATGGCTCAAAAACATATTTCAATCAAACTATGGTTCGAAGATGAAAAGAAATTGAAAACATTTATTGCACCTCGGACAAATACGAAAACACTTATTGAAGCATTAAGGTTGAACGCAGAAGCTGAAAAAACAGCAGAAAATTTGGAGAAAAGCATCAAGATTCTTGAAAAACAGCTGCAATTTATCGTAGGGGTATTCCGGAATCAATTTACTTACGATCAATTATTTGAGGGGCTGGAATCTTTTGAAGTTACGAAAGAAGTGAGCCGCATTCTCTCGGAAGTTGCCGGCTATAAAGAAATTGAGGCTGCTGATCAGGATTTTTTGCCGGAACAGACGGAGAAGAATACACCTACGAGCGCGGAATAGAGCAGATAAATGAAATTTACGCCACTCTCCTGCAACAAGGGTGGAGTATGAGCGCAATTGACGAGATGGACATATATCACTATTTAGAGATATTGACCGAAACCAATAAACCAGAAGAAGTGAAATTTGAAGATGTCTTCTTTTAGACGGGCTTATAGCCTGTCTTTTTTGTTGAATCTTTGCCAGGAAAGCGGGGTGGATACATATGGCTCAACCAATAGGAAATATGGTCGTTAAGGTAGGTCTTGACGATACGGGATTTAACCGGGGCATTGAAGGCTTAAAAAGGCAGATGCGATTGGCCAATTCAGAAATGAAGGCAGCCGGAAGCATTTATAAAAATGCCGGCGACCAATCAAAGCTCCTACAATCGCAGATGGAGGGCTTGAGTAATAAGTATAAGATTCAAGGACGGTTGGTCCAGGAGCACCGTCAGCGGTATGAAGAACTGGTCAGACAAAAAGGAAAAGACAACCGAGAGACACAGATTCAGGCGCGGCGTTTGAATGATGCTATTGCGGTTCATGAGAATCTCGGCAAAGAGCTGAATAAAGTCAGCAAAGAGTTTCAGACCATGTCAGACAGCAGCAGTCGGGCTGCAGGCATTTTTTCTGTTTTTAAAAAGGATTCAAAAGATGTATCAGAAGAGCTGAACGCTGTTTATAAATCTGCAACAGCCACAGGAAAGGCATTAGCGGGAATTGGTGCTGCCGGAGCGCTTGGGATCGGTGCAACCGTTAAGGCCGCAGCGAGCTTCGAGAAAGATATGAGCCGTGTCGCCGCCTTGGCGAACGCAACGAACGATCAATTGGCATCATTAACAGAAACAGCCCGTCATCTTGGCGCCGTCACACAGTATACGGATGGGCAAGTAGCCGAAGGCATGCAGTATTTAGCGATGGCCGGCTATAAGACGAATCAAATTATCGGCGCTATGCCCGGCTTACTTGCGACGGCGGCCGCCGGACAAACCGACCTCGGCGTAACGGCTGATATCGTTTCTGACATCTTAACCGAATTTCATATTAAGGCAGAGGACACAAACCGTGTTGCCGATGCAATGACGTATACGTTCACGAACTCCAATGCCACTTTGCAGGAGATTGGCCAAACGATGAAATATGCGGCTCCGGCTGCTAAAACAGCAGGTCTCAGTATGGAAGAATTGGCCGCGGCAACCGGCATTCTGGCAAACAGCGGAATAAAGGCAGACATGGCGGGTACAGCACTTCGCTCGACACTTACCCGTTTAGCGGCTCCGCCTAAACCTGCGGCTTCGGCTATTGAAGAATTAGGTTTAAAAGTGACAGACTCTACCGGAAAGATGCGCCCGTTGGCCGACATCATGGGGCAGATCACAGAGAAAACAAAAAATTATACTGAAACAGAACAGATCCGGATCGCTAAACAGCTTGCCGGACAGCACGCTATATCTGGATTTATCACGCTCATGCATGCAGGTAAAGATAAGCTGGAAGAATTCACAAAGGAAATAGAAAACAGCGGCGGTATTGCCGAAAAAGTGGCTGACACGCAGATGGACAACCTGGCCGGATCTGTAGAATATCTGAAATCTGCAACAAACAACGCCGTCATCACCATGGGAAATCAGTTTATACCGATCATCAGAGCTACTACTGACGGTCTGACTTCATTAGTAACGTGGTTCGACGCCTTACCGAACTCCGTCGCAAGCACTATTGCTATTACGGCCGGAGCTGTAACAGTATTTTCTCTTTTTGGCGGGGCTGCCTTGCTGTTAATCGGGGCATTACCGAGGATCGCAGCAGGATGGAACATGCTCCGCACGGCGGGGGGATATTTAACCGGTAACGTCAATCGGGCATCGGCAAGTCTCGGCGTTTATACGACTGAAGCCGTTGCGGCAGGCGCTGCATCCCGAACAGCGGCAGCTGGCATTGCGACAACTTCCACTGCGGCAACGGTAGCAGCCACCCGAATGGAAAGGCTCAACCAAACAAACGCAGTGGCAGCAACACGAGTGGGCCGACTGGAGCAATCGACAAATAGAAGCTCGAAAGCGATGCGCGGGCTTGGCGGCGCATCGCGGGTGGCCGGTACTGGTCTAACTCTTTTCGGCGGTCCAATCGGGACAATTGCCGGACTCGTTCTTACCTTTGCTCCTGAGCTGTTAAAGTTCGGTGCCGGAATTATCAAAACCGGATTAAATGCTGTAAAAGGGGCAGGCGGATTTATGAAGCTTGCAAAAAGCGGTTTCGGCCTGTTTAACATACTTAAAAAAGGCACTGCTGTTGTCGGTCTTTTACGTGGCGGACTTGGATTGTTAGGCGGACCAGTCGGCGCGCTCATTACGGGTGTGACTCTCTTAGCTGATGCCGGATTTAAGTATTATGACAATTTAAAGAAACGAGTGCTTCCGGCGACAATTGATTTTGGAGACGGTGTATCAAAATCCACAGCAAAAGCCGTCAACGCCTATGAAGACATGAACATTGAGGTTACAGCCAAGTTGAACACCCTCCGTGCGACCAATGCTACCATCACGAACGACATCGCAGATGACATGTCAAAGCGCTTTAAAGACATGGGAGATTCTTTGAAAAACGGATACAAAACCAGCGCGACCAATGCAACTAAAGTGCTAAAAGAATTTTATGCTTCTAATAAAGGGATGTCTGATAAAGAAGAAAATAAAATCATTGGCAAAATTGATGCTTATAACGAGAAAAAACAAAAGAAGATCCAAAAGTATGTTGATCGAGTAGATGAAATTTATAGGACTGCCGCCCGTGAAAATCGAAAAACCACGGAAAAAGAAAATAAAGAAATAGCTAAAATTCAAGGCAAAATGCTTGCTGAAATGGAGACTGCACTCTCACGTAGCAAGGACGAGCAAACCAAAATCTCGAAAAAATTAAAAGAAGAAACGTCTAATCTTTCTGCTAAACAAGCGGCGGCCGTAGTAAAAAACAGTAACAAGGCAAAAGATAAAACAATAAAAGCCGCTGAGAAGCAACGTGATGCCGTTATTGATGCCGCTGATGAACAGTATTATGTGAAAGGTTCTATTTCTAAGAAAGAACACGATAAAACCGTTAAAAATGCAAAGAGTCAGGCGAAAAAGACAATTAGTGAAGCAGAGAAAACTCATAAAGGTGTCGTAAAGGAAGCGAAGAAGCAAGCTGAAGGGCATATTAGTCAAGTAGACTGGGAAACCGGACAAATACTGGGTGCCTGGGATCTATTTAAAGTTGATTTGGCAACCAAAGTAAATGCCATTACTGATGGGATAAATGCATTTTTAAAATTTGTTCACGCGCCTACAATTCCAGAGTGGAAACCAGCCGGATACGATAGTCGCCAATCTTCCACAATGCAAATTGCACCGGGATTAGCCTATGCCAAAGGAACAGACTTCCATCCCGGCGGCCGGGCATTAGTCGGGGAAGAAGGGTGGGAGCTTGCTCACACGCCCGGTATCGGCACTTACATTGTCGGAATGGGCGGCCCGCAAGTGTGGGATCTTCCGCGTGGTACGTCTGTTCTTCCGCACGCTCAGTCGAAAGAAGCAGCTGCCACAGGGCTTCCCGGTTATGCAAATGGGGTCGGAAACTTCTTCAAAAATGCGTTTGAGGGATCAAAAAATCTGGTGAAAGGCGCTGTCTCTGTCGGCAAGAATGTCATTGGAAAAACGAGGGATGTCGCTTCTAACGCTATGGAAATGATTATGAAAGGGCCGAAAAAGATAATCAGCAGCATTTTCAAAGGTATGATCCCGTTTAAAACAGGAACCGGCATAGATGGATTAGGGACTGGTATCCTCAAAACGCTAAAAAGCGGTGCCCTTCAATTCTTAAAAGGGGTCTTGCCGGATATGGGATTTTTTACGGCCGATGCCTATAAAGGCGCAACCGGATCTGCCCAGGTACAAAAATGGGTAACAGAAGCCGCTGGCATTGCTGGTGTTCCGTTTTCGTGGATTCCCGGCTTGATCACGATTGCCATGAAAGAGTCCGGAGGGAATCCAAATGTCGTCAACAGGTGGGACTCTAACTGGAAGGCAGGTAACCCTTCACAGGGACTAATGCAGACGATTCCAAGTACGTTTGCCTCAAATGCATTTCCGGGTCACAACAACATTTTGAATCCCGTAGATAGCGTTTTGGCTGCTATTAATTACATTAAGGGGCGATATGGAGACATATCAAATCATCCCGGCTTGAAATCAATGGCGCGTGGCGGCCCGTACGTAGGGTATGCAAAGGGCGGTACTTCTCCGGGGCATGGCGGCTCCAAGCTCGCCGTTCTCAACGAACGAGGATACGATGAAACCACCATTACGAAAGATCCGGCATACCGCGAAAGGAATATCGGATTGTGGGCGCGGGTTGGGCGTGAGCTTGGCGTCCTGCCTTCTCTGCAGGAAGGGATGATCTCGAAGGCTTTACTATTGCTTCAAAAAGCATCCGCGGCACAGCCTGAAAATGATAAAAGCGTCAATATTGATATGACTCGGGTCGTGGAGAATCAAGAAAGGCAAATCAGTATGATGGGGCAGCAGATCGACGCTCTCCAGCAGAACATTCAGCTACTGCAACAGCTGGTCTTAAAAGATAACAACACCTATATTGATGGTGCCCGAGTAGATCAAACGAGTGCTGACCGATATAGAAGAAAACAATATAGAAACGGGGGTAAGCCGGCTTGGTAAAGCTATTTTTGGATTTTAATAACGGATTGGGGGAGCAGAGCCTTGACAGCTTGCTCCCTCAATTTGAAGTGTTGAGTTTTTTGGCGGAAGCGCCGATTATCAATCGGGAAACAATTACAAGCCCACGTCGTCATGGGGTTATCCCAGCACAACACCCACGGGATGTAACCTATTCACCAAGAAAAGTTACTGTGGAGATATATGTTGACTCATTCATTCACAATAATTTTTATATGCTTAGACATCAGCTTTATGCGTTATTGGTGAAGCCGTTTTCCTATTATATTTCAACCGACTTATGGCCGAATCGCCGTTTCCTTGTCACGTGTGATGGGAATTTTAGTATTCCGAAAGAAAAAGAGAAGACACGCGCGAGCTTCTCAGTGGAGTTTACCAATATTACCGGAATGGCAGAATCTAAACATTCAACCAAAACAGCGCAAACTCAGTCAGGAGAGAACTGGAACATCGGTATGAACCTGCGGTCAGATGACAATCTGGCCTATTATTTTAAGAATCAAAAACAATTCTCTGTCTTTAATTCCGGAGACGTCCAAATCAATCCTCTCGATCATGCGTATAACGTCCTATTGAACGCCAAGGGGAAGAATGTAACACTAATCAATCATACCAATGGCGAGAAATTAACGATTGAACAGGAGTTGAAGAAGTCACAGCAGGTATCATTTTTAAAGCAGTACGCGCTGCTCAATAATAAACCAATAAAAACCTCTGGACGTCTGCCGAATCTCGAAATTGGCTGGAATGAGTTTGAAGTTCAGAATACTGATGATTTTGTCATAGAATTTGACACCCGGCTCTATTACTTGTAAGGCAGGCGGTTTATATGGCGAATACAGATTTTATTAAAGAGATTGCCGGCGATGCCCAGCAAATATATAGAAAGCACCGTATTCTCGCATCCTTGATCATTGCGCAAGGATGCTTAGAAAGCGCGTGGGGCACAAGTGAATTGGCGACAAAAGGACATAACCTTTTCGGTATGAAGGGCGAATACAACGGCCAGTATGTCATTATGCAAACATGGGAAGTTATCAACGGAGAAAACGTACAAGTTCCAGCTAAATTCAGGAAGTACCCTTCATGGAAAGAATCTATACAAGACCTGGCGAACCTGTACTTGAATGGCCTTAGCTGGGATAAAAACCATTATAAAGCTGTCGTTGGGGAAACAGATTATCAGAAAGCAACTGCGGCTCTTGTCAAAGCCGGGTATGCTACCGACCCAAATTACGCAACAAAATTGAACAGCCTCATTTTCACCTATAAATTAACGAAATATGATACAACCGAGGGAGTACCAGACGAACCGAGTAATCCGAGCACACCAGATCCTGAGCCGGACATACCAAGTAAAGAATATGACGGTAAAGACATTACGTTGAATCAAAACTTGCCAAAAGACGTTTACTTCCCTCAACTGCATGTTTCCAGCCAAGACGGAAATCAAGTGGTCGAAGTCATTGGTGCCGATCCGGATCTATTAGATGACACCACCGGAAAAAAAGATATTGAGTTTACGATCACTCGGACTGCTGATAATGGCATTGAATATGATTTGCTCATAAATGACAATATCCTTTATTTGGACGAAAAAAAATTCAACCATCAAAAATACTTTATTACGATGGTTGAGGTTGATCAGGAAAAAACACTCAGCAAGAAAGTTTCTGCAAGCCATGTTTTCGTTGCCGTTTTGAATAACCATTATGTAGAAGAGACGATCAGCGGTACATTGACTGTAAGAAAAATGCTTGATTTCACATTGAAGGGAACGAAATTCTCTTATATTTTCAAAGACAAGGAAAGTGAATTTAAAAGTGTAGAGCAGGAGAATTTTGGTGACAAGTTTGCGAATGAGCTGATAAGCGAAATTGTGGAAGACTACGGTTTAGAGCTGGATGTAGATAATTACAAGATTTACATCTATAAAAAGATGGGAAAGCGTATCAATCACACTCTCGATTCTCGTTATAATATGCCCGGCATTAAAATTAAAACATCGACAGAAGGTTGCTCTACCCGGGCGCGGGGATTCGGAGCTATTAAGGAAAACAGCAGCACCGACAGCAAAAAAACGGAGTACGTCTTTGAGCCAGTCCTTTACAAGCACCCTGACGAAGATAAGTTCCTGCTTGATGGCATGCCGAGGTGGGCGGAACCGTTGCGCGACGAGCGTTATAAAAAAGAATCCAGCATGATGACGGCGCTTAAAAAATACGTGAATCCTTACCCGAAGATGGAGATCGAAGTGGATTATGAATACATCTATGAGCCGAAGCTTCTTGACATACAAGATGATTTTTGGAAGGGAGACACACTACATGTGTTGGCTGATACAGCATACGGTGTGACTTATGAAGACGATGTCAGGCTGCTTTCCATTCAATACAAGCCCTTAAATCCATATGCAAAGCCAACATTGAACTTTGCTAATTTCCGCAAAGATATCCAGGATATACGCATGGAGCAAGAAAAGAGATTGAAAGATCAAAAACGTTATGTACAGAAATTAAGAATGATGATTTAAAGCACCCCAATAGAGGTGCTTTTTGTTTTAGTTGAAAGGAGTGTTCTGAATTGGTCAGGCTTACCAAAGACTATGATACCACCCGAAATGCCCGGTATACATCTCAAATAAGGGATGACATGGAAACTATAGAAAATGGAATAAATAAAATTGATGATGATCTTAAAAGGCACCGAACAGGAATTGCCGTTCATGATTCTTCACAGATTACGCATGATGGGTATACCGTCGAAAACCGTTTGAAAAATCTGTTTGCGCGATTTACTAACCTTGTACTGAATCACGACGGTAAAGACGTGAAAGAAGTCGTGGATTCCCGTGTAACGACGGATGGGGAAATTGCCGCAACATTGAAAGACAGGCTCGATAGGGAATTCAGCAAGCTTGACAAGAAAATCAAGCGCGTTGTAAACGTTGATGACTTCGGGGCTGACCCGACGGGAAAAATGGACAGCACGGAGGCATTTAAGAAGGCATTCGGAACCGGTAAGGTGCAGGTGGTTATGTCAGCTGGCATTTACGTCGTGAAAGGTTTGAAAATCCCTTCCTGGGTTCGTCTCGTCGGTCAGGGAATCGGCGTTACATTCTTAATTTTGAATGATGAGACATCAGCCTCAGAATGGGTCATTACGAATGCGGACTACGAAAAAGGGAATCGAAACATTCACATTGAAGGATTCTCAACAGACTGGAATCAAGAACGGCAGGGTGGTTTAAGGGCGACAGGCGGGCAGCATTCCACATGCGTTGCCTTTGCGAATTCAAAATTCATCTGGATTAAAAATATAGAAAACATTAACCCCGCACTTCACGGCATTGATATAACAGCGCCAACGTATGACCATCTGCCAGATACCGAGTATACAAAAGACGGCTGCAGATATGTATGGATTGACGGCTGCGTTAACTCAGGGTATGGGGATGACGGGATAACAACCCATTACAGTGAGTATATTTTCATATCAAACTGCCATTGTACAAACCCGACAGGCATCGCACATGCCGCGGGAAAGGCTAACTCTAACGGCATTGAGATTGATGACGGTTCTAAACATGTATGGCTGCTCAACAACTATACAGAAGGAAACATCCGAGGCGTTGAAGTTAAGGCGCATACCGAATGGCCGGCTTCTCAAAATGTTCATATCCTCGGCCACGTTTCATATCGGGACGTGCGGGCTTATGATTTGCGGCATATCGGCCACCATAAAGCAGATGATCCTGAGAGTACCACAGCTTATGATGTGACGTTAACGGACTGCACCGCAATAGAACCGGTTTTTAATGATTTGTATGAGGGAATTACCCCGCGCGCTCTTGTTGTATCCGCATACAAGAACGTGCAGATTGTCAATTTTACCGCAATCGGAAATCCAAATTATGATTATAAAAACAGTCCGGTGATAGCCTTTCAGTATCGCTGCAGAAATATCACCGTAAACGGAATTAAAATGAGAGGGTTCAGAAAGGCTTCTCATGATATTCGAGTGTACGGAGGCCCACAAAAAGCTGATTACGTGAAGATCTCAAATTTTGATATTTACAACTCGGCTCCTGCAGCTTTCGGTTTAGGTGGCGGGGTTTATCATTCAAGCATTATGAATGGAACGATTATAGGTGAAAACGGAACCGTCGGAATTGGTTCGCCGAATAATCAAACAACCATTGTAGGTGTAGAAGCAGCCGGGTATAAGATATCTGCTCAATTGGCCGGGAGAGAGTACAGCACTATCCCGACAAGAGTAAAAGGCGGCTTTATGGGCGGTAACACTTCCGGATCTGCACTGCATGAAGCGAGTGCCATTTTAGGCAGTACAGGTGACAACATCGCAAAAGGCCCGGCCAATGTTCTGCTGGGTGTCCGGGGCGGCTCAACAACTGAGGGGTCGCGTCAAGCGCTAATAGCCGTCAATAACTGCCACACAAAAGGTGACGGCAACTCAAGGGCTATTCTTGCAGCTCAGGGGGTTATCAACGATAACGGATACAGCGTTAGGGGCGGTTATGGGACTGGAAGTGCCTCAACAAAAAATACGAGATGGGAACTCGATTCGACTGGTGGCCATATTCGCGGCACAGGACGAGTGGAGAGCGTCTCAGATTTCAAAGACTTCGCGGAATATTTTGAGTCTGCTGACGGCAAGAAAATTGATTCTAGTTATCTCGTTGCGCTAGAAGGCGAAAAGATTCGAAAAGCGGAAAAAGGGGACAAGATTCTCGGAGTTGTTTCGGAAACTGCGGGCGTGGTGCTCGGCGGTGCTGCGTTCTATTGGAACGAGCAGTACGAAAGAAATGAATTCGGCGGGTTGGTTTACGAGACAGTTTTCCGCGGCGGCGAAGAAATCCGTCTTCCCAAACTTAATCCAGACTACGACCCTTCTCTCGAATATGTACCGCGTGACTCTCGGGACGAATGGCATGTCATCGGCCTGATCGGTCAAGTCTTTGTCAGGGTTGACGAAACAGTGGCCGTAGGGGATAGCGTATCAGCAATTGGCGGAATCGCGACTAAAGCGAAAAGCGGAGGCTATGGGACTGTTATGAGAATCAAGTCCCCGTATGATGCGGAAAAAGGATACGGTGTAGCTCAAATGATCGTTACGCCGCAGCACTAAGGAGGAAAAGGAATGTACAAAACGGGGGGCGTCGCATTTGACATCAATGCGAACCGGACAAACGGGCGAACCACGAACATCCAATTCATGACACAGGATACGGGCAGCGCGAAGCTGTCTTTTTCTTTTACAAAAGACGGCACGCCCTTGCCTCTATCTGCCGTAGACGCGAAAATCGTTCTATTGTATGAAGATGGGTCATTTTACAAAAAGAGCATTGCCATCATCGACAAGGTGAACGGGCATGCGGAATATATGCTTTCAGATGAAGAGCTTAAACATTATGGAACGGTAAAGGCTGAAATCAAACTTTACTATGCAAACGGGCAGGCGCTAGCGACTTCATTTTTCACTTTCTCTATCGCCAAAACGTTGGAAGATCAGAACATCATTCCAACAGCTGACTATTACATTGACGATTTTGAAACGCTGAAAGACGGGATAAACCATACCGTCGAAGAGATCAGCCGGACCGTCGAGGAATTACAGAAGAAATTTGCCGATCTGGAAGCCATTGAAACGAAAAAGGGAGCGCAGGAGAAAGCGGATGCGGCAGAGGGAAACGCCAAGGCTTACACAACTAAACATGTGAACGATCAAGAAAAGCATGTTTCTGTAGCTGAACGGGAGGCGTGGAATGCCAAGGAAACTCCCTCCGGCGCGCAAAAGAAAGTAGACGCCCATGCGAACGATCAAGAAAAGCATGTTTCTTCAGCAGATCGGAAGGCTTGGGACAGTAAAGAAACAGAAAGCGGGGCGCAAGAGAAGGTAAATACTCACGCCAATAATACGGACATTCATGTTACCAAACCTTTCAAAGATACATTAGAAGAATTATCAAAGCTATTCACAGCGGGTTTTAAAGATGAACTGGAAGAATTATTACGTCAGTTCACGGCCCATAATTACAACCAAGAACGGCATATTTCTAAAGCTGAACGGAAGACATGGAACGGAGCTGCCACCTATGCCAACATCATGCTGAAGAATGGAGCCGCCGCAGGGACGCGGACACCGATGTACGCAAAGTGGGGGGCGTTTTTAATCTTACGGGGGCATGTGAAAACAGACGCCGAAATTATATTCGGCTCCATCCCCGCGGAATACGCACCTGCTGGCGGTTCCGTTATAACAGTGCCGTTAAGTGGTACAGGCGGCACAGCCAATTTGATCATTTATGATAATGGGGATTTAAAAATAAAATACCCGGACCCGGCGGACTCAAGTAAGATGGGCGGAGGCTACTATCTGGATGTGGTCGTCGGCTTTCAGGAAGGAGGGACAGCATGATTCAGGTTTATGAATATGATGAAAATTTCATTTTGACCAAACCCGTTCTGATTGAGCCTGACGAAGAAGGTAACTATACAATCCCTGAGAATTGTACAACCGTCCAGCCTCCATCTTTCATAAAGGCGATGTATCATCCCGCTGAGAAGACATGGACGGAGGCGGCCACCCAAGAAGAAAAAGAAGCCCTGGAAAAGCAAATTGAAAGTGGACGGGTACCTTCTCCCGTCGATGAATTGAAAGCTCAGAACGCGGCCATTACAACACAGCTTGCGGAAGCGCAGAGCCTGGCCGAGTCACAAGCGCAAATGATAGCCAATCTTTATCTAGTGCTGGCGGAGGGAGGAAAAGGGGTATGATGGATTGGTTTAAAAGCGTTAAAACCATCTACGGATGGGGGCCGCAGTATTACAGTAATGCAGACGTGGCCCATTTTGTTGAGTGGGGAAGAATTACAGAAGACGAATACAAACAAATAACCGGCTTGACCTATCCGATGACAAAACAGCCTGTCAGTGTGGATTTAGGCGGCGCCGCAAACTGATCAACACCCGGAGAGGTGTTTTTTATTTTGCCTCGAAGGAGGTGATAACAATTGGAGGGAATATACGTGTGGATGAATTTTGAGAGCTTACAGATCGCAAGAGCATATCTTTTTGGGGAGGTGAAATATCTTGATTTAATGCTGGTGCTGAACATCATTGACATCATTACCGGTGTGATAAAGGCATGGAAATTCAAGGAGCTTCGGAGCCGTAGCGCATGGTTCGGCTATGTGCGTAAGATGCTCAGTTTCCTTGTGGTTATCGTGGCGAATGCTATTGATACGATTATGGATCTGAACGGCGTCCTGACCTTTGCGACCGTTCTTTTTTATATTGCAAATGAGGGCCTTTCCATCACAGAGAATTTAGCGCAGATCGGCGTTAAAATTCCGGCCGCCATCACTGACCGGCTTCATGTAATTGAAAGTGACAACGATCAGAAAACAGAAAAAGAGGACAAAGCTGCTGAGTAAACCCAGCGGCTTTTTTATTACTCAAAAGGAGACGATGAAACATGGTGAAAATCACTAAAGACTTTATTCCAGTGGGGCACAATAACAGACCGGGATACGCAATGAACCCGGCATACATCACAGTTCATAACACGGCAAACACGACACAAGGGGCAAGCGCAGCCATGCACGCCCGTTATGAGAAAAATCCGGAAACACCCACCAGCTGGCACTTTACAGTAGACGACAAAGAGATTTATCAACACCTACCCTTGAATGAAAGCGGTTGGCACGCGGGCGACGGAAATGGCACCGGCAACCGGAAATCTATCGGCATTGAAATTTGTGAGAATAATGATGGGGATTTTGAAAAAGCCGTGACAAATGCGCAATGGCTGATCAAAAAGCTCATGAAGGAGCAGGGTATTTCCCTTGCAAACGTGGTCCCTCACCAGCACTGGTCCGGCAAGTATTGTCCGCGCAAGCTGCTTGATCGATGGGACTCCTTTAAAGCAGGTATCAGCGGCGCCCCGTCTAAAACGGTAAATTCTCCTGTTGATAAAACAAAAGAATCTTATATTAAAAATACAGTTGTTGCTGACAGCCTTAATGTGAGAACTCAACGCAATGCCAACTCGTCTATTGTGCTTGCTCTTCCTAAAGGTTCGACTGTCCAATATAAAAAAGGATCGACTCAAAATGGTTGGGGCTACATTAAATATACCAATTCTAAAGGAGCCACATACAGCGGTTACGTTAATGTAAGCTATATCAAGAGCGATGCAGAGTTAGGGAAAACCCCTTCGAAATCTGCTCCTTCAAAATCTTCAAATAAGACTACCGGAGGGATTAAGTCTGTAGGCAAAATTAAAATTGTTGGTGTTAAAAGTGCAGCCATTATTATGGACAAACCAGACCGTAAAAACGCTAAGAATGTGGATACAATTGGTCTCGGCAAGACAATTAACATCTCAGGTTCTGTTAAAGGTTCAAACAACTCTAAAGGCTATTGGGAAGTCATCCACGGTGGCAAACGGCGGTATGTGTCTGGACAATATGGAAAAATGGTTTAA